ATGACAGCCAGCTCTGTTCCCAAACCAGCCAACTTGCAGATGGCGAATGCCTTCAAACAAGCTGCCGAGTCACTCGCTAACGAAACCGACAGAGGATCAGTAGTCCTCGCAGCAGCATGGCTAGACGAATCGCTTACATCCATCCTGATGGCATACATGAAACCGACCGAGAGAAAAGATGACCTCCTATCTCCGGGACGTCCACTTGGAGATTTCGGCACTAAAATCGCGCTTGCAGACCGTCTCCGACTGATCCACCCGTCACTGCTGAAGTCCCTTGATATGGTTCGGAGGCTTCGCAATGATTTTGCTCATATTGCGAGCGATCTAACGTTCGAGACATCCAGTGTTAAGGATCGAGTTTCGTTGATATTCAGAGAAAATGAAGACTTACTTCTGGTTATGGGGAATCTGCTGATAAGCAACGGAATGGTTTCTGTTGATGAGGGAGAGAAAGTCAAAATAGAGAATATGGTGAAATGTTTCGGCACAAAGAAACTATTCCAGTACACTTGTGCCATCTTGAATAGTGCCCTAGCTGTAGTTAAGCACAACCTCAGACCGGCGGTGCAGCAATACAATCAAGACCCTCTCAACGGCCGGATTTAATGGCTGTTTCAACCTGACTTTCATAGCCGATCCATTGTCTTCGGTCGGCCAATAGCGCACGCACCTTCACCTTCAGGCTGTCGGCCTTGCGCAGGCCGGCAGCCTAATGAAGGAGCGGAAGCTCTTTACCTCGAGCTACGGCCATAGCACGAAGTTGGTAGTCGGTGACCGCCTGGTACTGCGCCTCGGCAATTAGCCGCAGACGCTCCAGCTCTTCCGCCGGCTCACCCGAGGCCTGCGCCTCATGGTAACGCTTCCATGCCTTTACGGCGTTGGTGTACATGGGATGATCAGGGTAAAGGATCGGCGGCTTACACTTCATCGGAACTCCATTCTGAGGCGGCCCTTACTGAATGGTAGACGGTGCCCGTCCGGCTTGGATTAACTGGTAATCGATAACCGCTTGGTACAGCGAATCAGCCAGAAGGCGCAACCGCTGAACCTCATTCGAAGGCAAGCCGGCGTCCTCCGCTTCGTGATACTCCCGCATAGCATCGATAGCCTGTTTGATCAGCGGCTCACCCGCTTCCACCAGCCCAATAAAAGTGCGCTTCCCCACCACCCTGCTCCGATCAGTTGATCAGCGCATTATAGGATGCTTCGCAGGCCAGGCCGGCTATTCGGGCGCGGTCATAAGCTTTCGCCAGCTCTCCCGCTCGAGCATCAGCCCGGTCGCGCAGTTCGGAGAGCACCATTGCGGCGCGGGTGGCTGCTTGGCCTCGGGCGACAGCGGCGGTATCCGTGCCGGTGCAACTGACGGTGGCGGCGAGCTTGGCGCCTTCGTGCTGCAGCCGCTGGCCAGCAGCATCGGCGCCAGCAGCGCCAGCATCAGCAATCGTTCGTTCTTCCTGAGCATGCGCTCTCACCTCCTCCTGCGCCTGGGCGCGTCGTTGTTCTTCCTGCCGGGCACCGCGCTCGCCGAGCACCTCGGCCAGGCGGTCGCCGCTGTCTCGTTCTGCTGATGCCTGGTCGGCTTCGGCCCGCTCCACCGATCTGCCATGCTGGTAGACGCCCCAATAGGATGCCAACAACAGCAACAGGACAATGCAGCGCAGGGGCGCGCTGTATCTGGCTACCAGTTGTTCCATGCTGCCTCCCAGTCGGGAAGGTCGACCGTCTGGCCGGCCAGTTGATGGGTGCTGTCCGCCAGGTACTGGATGCGCCCTTCGGTTACGAAGGAGTGGCAGATAGTCTCCTTGCTGCCCATCCGATACCGAGACAGAACGGACGGCGTAAAGGTCGGGGCCTCGGCATTGCCGTTATAACCCCAGCGCGGCCCATTGCCTGCACCCACGTTCAGGCTATGGGGGAGATTGCAGCCATTGCAGAAAAACCAGAGCGAGCCATCGTCGGCCTGCCCCAAGCACCGGCCAATCGTCTTGATCGTCATGCCAGCGCCCTCCTTACCCCTTCGTCAATGATCGCCGGCGTATAAGGGTTGCCGCCGTTCTCATGAATGATGATGCTGATCACCATCCCGCGCAGCGTGGCCGGGTCTTTGATGTTGACCGGGTCGGTGGGGCGAACGCCCAGGCGCTTGGCCACGGCGCCGGCGTAGGCCTGGGTGTCGTTCTCATTGCTCGGCGCCCAGCGGTTGATGGTCTCAATAACGGTATCGATGCCCTTCCCGCCCACGCCTGGCATACCGTCCTTGCCCCGATAGTTGATGAGCAGCTTGCCCAGCGCGCGGATGCCGTTCTCGGGTGTATCGAAGATGGCGAAGCGACCACCAGGTTCCTTGCCGATCTGGCCCTGCCAGTCATTGCGTGGGTTGAAGTCGATATTGCCGGGGTTGCGGTTGCGCACGCCCCGGGGCTGGGATTTGGTCATGGGTTTTCTCCAGGCAAAAAAATACCGCCAGGCGGCGGTCGGTGGTCTCGGTGTGGGGCGGGTCAGGTCGGCGGCGCGGGCCAATCGATGCTGGCCGGGTAGCCTTCCTGGTCAGTCAGGCGGTTCAGCGCGACCCGGTACTTCTTCCAGAGGGTGAGCAGCGCCGTTTCCTCGTCTGTGGCGTCGTCAACATCGACGGCGTCCTGCAGCGGCGTGATGGCGGTGTCCGCAACCTGGCGAAGTCGGGCTGTTTCTGCCTGGGCCTGGGCAAGCAATTGCTCGGAAGCCTGGGCAGCCTTCATTTCGGCGGTGATCATCTGTGACCAGTCGATATTGCTCATTCCTCCGGCTCCTGGGAAATTGGCAGCTCATCAACCGGCTCGGCCGGCATTTCATAACCTGGGAGGGGGATCAATCCATCCTGGGTTACTGTGATGGGTTGCGGGAAGCGAGTTTCTTCCGGCGCATTAGCCCCATGTGGCAAAACCAAAGTAAGGGCCACCTTGCCGTTCAAGCGCTCCACTGGCCCGACAAACCACTGAGATACGATGGCTTTTTGCGGGAGGGTAGCCCCCTCGACAAGAGGGCTAAAGTCGAAGGCTTCACCGTTGAGTACCAGGATTTCGCCCTCGCAAACCACGCGCAATTTTTCGTCCATGCGGACGGGAGAGAAATTGATGAGCATTAGAACCAGCGCCCCCTTGCGATGTAAACGAATTTTGCGGCACTCCCGCTAACTACGCCGATGGCTCGGTACTGCGGTGTAGCAGTTGTTGTGCCGGCCACCACGTTCGACCCGCCGACCGTGAGGATAGCGTTACTTTCGACACGCACGGGCGAGGCAACTACATCCGGTACCGCCGCGAACGGCGCGGCAAAAGTCCCGCCAATCGGCGTGGCGTTGTAATAGAGACCCGCGACAGTCGAAGCGGTCGCCATAGGCTGCTCAGTCGTGACACCGGTACAGATCTGAGTGCCGTCCGCCCAGCGCGTGTATTCGCCATTCGCATTGCTACCGCGCTCAATGATTGCGCCACTCGGTACTCCGCCGCTTTGGCTCACCGTGCCAACAATTGCAGCCACGGCAGCAGGACCCAGCCCTAACCCCGTTCGGGCGGCGGCCTGGGTCTTACCTCCGGTACCGCCTTGGGCCACGCTGAGTGCCGTGGTCAGGCCTGACAGCGAGGTGATATCGCTGTTCGCGCCACGGGTGGCGGCCAGGATGTTCTGCCGCAGCGCTTCGATGGTGGTGGCGCCGCCGAACAGGGCAAAGGTCGCCCCAAGCTGATCGACCAGCTGCCGCAGTCGGTCGGCAGATTCCTTCACGTAGCCCTGCATGGGCGCCAGACCATAGGCCCCGCCGCTTACCGTCGCGCCTTGGTAGGCCGGAAGAATGCTCAGCACCGTAGCGCTGGCAATGTTAGTCACCTCGTACCAGCGGCCATCCGGCCCTTGAAATGCATCGCCCACCCGGGCGTTGAGCGCAAAGGCGGTGCCAGTACCGGTCACCGTCGTTTGGCCAGCCGTGATCGCGACCGCGCCTGTCCTGTACCAGGGCATAGGATGCTCCGTTAGTTGAATGGGAATGGCAGGCTGTCCGTCTTGATGACGAGCGCCTGCGGGTATCGATCGGTAGGAATGTCAAAGTAGTTTCGGGTCGCGGTCGTGCTTTGCAGCATTGTCGTGCGGGCGGCATCACAGGCCATGAAGTAGATCCCGCCAGCGGCGCCGTAGGCCCCATCCATGCTGGCCTGCATATAGCCGCCAGCTGGAAACGGATTGCCGGGCGATGACATGTTGTCCATGGCGCCCTGGCCGAGCGACCGGGAGAAGGTTGTGCTCGCGGCGTACTCGCCTGACCCAACTGCGATGAACACTCGCGCTACGCAGTAGTAGAGGCCGCTGTTTATGAAGCGGGTTGCAACCTTGGTGGCCCCCGCAAAAGGCACCGCATACAAGGCTTGGCCGTTGTAATACGTCGGCGCAGGCGGCGCTGGGGCGCTGATCGTATCGACGATATTTAGCGGGTATTGCAGTGAGTTGAATGTAAGCGCGCCGGATTCGTTGTAGCACTTCAGCCCCGCACCATTCAGCGTGTTCCGCATGGTGTCAAAGTAGTAGAACTTGGTCGAAGGGCTGGCGCCTATGAAGTAGAACGTGGTCGTGTCGCCTGACTTGGACGAGCCACAAGATATGCCCGTACCGGTGATAAACACGATTGGCGCCACCGCGCCAGTAACGCTGAATCCGTGGATTGCATCTGCGAACGATGACTCCATCCAGCTGCTCCCCTCATTGGGCGGCAACTGTGCTGAGCGATGGTCCAGGCGCGGCCAGTTGAGCTGAAACGAGAGATAGCCACTTTTGAGCAATCCGTAAGTGATCTTTTCGGTGTCGAACAGGAGCTGCCCATTCTCCCTATAAACCTTCAGGCCTGCTGACATCAGTAATATCCGTAGTGAATGCGGCAGTTGAGAGAGTAGAAACCCCAGCCACTGGGGTAGGAGTACTGCCAGGACAGCGTTGCGGCTGATGCTCCCACGGTCAAGGTCACGCCCGGGCGCTTACCCAGGTACTTGCTTTGGGCAGAGAGCTCGGTAATGGCGTAGAACAGCGTCTTGCCTGCAGGCGCCAGGGGGATCGAGAGCGACCCGTTGGCCGCCCCCGTATCCACATAGCCCACCATCTGACTGATCGAACTGGTCATATCCAGCAGCGCTAGGCCGCTCGGGTCGTAGACCTTCAAGCCCGCAGTCATACGCTCACTCCCAGGTCGATCGCCAAGTTGCCGTTGGCGTGGTAAATGCGCAGCCGTTGGTTGTTGATCAGCAAACGCCCCTGCCCCGCCACGGTGCCGTTGATCTCAAAGGTGCCGGACTTGTTCAGGATCCAGCCCTGCTGGCCAGCCACGTAGTTGGTCGAGCTGATGTAGCTGCCGATCTTGGCGTTCGTGATGGTGCCGTCTTGGATGAAGGCCGAGTCTATAAAGGCTTGTCCGCCCTGGACCGCAAAGAACGCCGTTGCCACACCATTTATGGTGCTAGTCACCGCGAACCTGTCCGCTGACACAATGAACTGGCTTTGCAGCCCGGCTGGGCCGTTCTCGATGCCAAGGCCAATGCCCGCGGCAACGTATTGCCCCTGGGAATTGAGCTGCATCTTGACGGACCACATCGTGCTGGCCTTCCCGTCCAGATCCACCACAGCTTGGCTGGTAGCCTGAATTGCCGCGCTGGTCTGGCCCAGCGACACATTCAGCTGGTCGATTTTTGTCGACGTGGCTGATTCGTTGGTCGCCACTACGCGTTGCAGCTCAGTGAGGTTCGCCTCACTTTCGCCTACCCTGACATCGAACGTGGTCAGCCGCTCGGCGGTGGCCATGTTCTCAGTAGCTCGAACCTTGCTTTCCTCCGCAATGGCCGCCGTGCTGTCCCAGCCCTTCAAGGCGTCAGCCAGCTCGCCCTCCCCGTCGTCATCCCGATATGCCGCGCGCAGCACCTCGAAGGCCGTGACTTGCGCTGTTACCTTCCCGTCGAGATTCGTGATGTCCGCCGTGTTGGTGGAAACCTGCTGAGCCAGCCCGTTGGCCGTGGCCAGAGACTGGCCGACATCCAGCCAATAGGTCGCGTTTGGCGGTGCGTTCGCGCCCGAAGCGTTGGCCGGAACTGCCTGCTTAGCCTGGTAGATCCGCCCATCCACGGCGACCATCTGGTCCTTCAGGTAGGCCTGGTCCTTGATGTACCCCTTGAGCCCGTCCAGGGCATCGATCTGCTCCTGCAGGCCTGGAATCTTCTGGATTTCCGCCAGCAGGTCCTGCCCCAGTTCACTCTCGGTGATCTGGCCGCTGATCAGCTCAAGGATGGGGCCGGCATCAGCCCCGGACTGCCCGAACGTCCACTCCGTCCAAGGGCCGGTGTTTCCGGTGCGGTCTGCCAGCCGTGCCCGAAAGAACCTGGTGACGCCTGCAGCCATTCCGCTCTTGAGGTACGTCCTTGCCGGATAGGCCACCATCGACAGTTGCACCGGGTTGTCACCGGTAACCACCAGGGATTCCTGGATCTCGGTATAGAAGGTGTCTGCGGCACCTTCAGGGAACGCCCAGTTCAGGCGAATGCCGAACAGTTCAGTGGCAGCGCTAAAACTTGCCAATGCCGGAGGCTCACCGGTCTTTCCATACAGCTGAGTCGGCTCCGAGTAGGCCCACAGGGAGCTGCTATCGGAAACCCCTACAGCCGAAACGCGCGCGGTATAGACCCCGGTGTATATGCCTCTTACCTCGATCGAAGCGGTGTAGGTGAAGCCGGCATAAATCCAGTCGCCATCGTCGCGCTTCCACCACACGTTGTAGCGCTGTGCTCCGCGCGGCGCATCCCAGGTGACTCGCATCGTCGCAACGTTCACGCCTTGGCTAACCGTGTCGAAGGTGCTTAGCTCGACGCTGGTCGGCGGGGCCTGGACCGCGCCCGGCAGGATGCTGGTAGGCGGCGTGACGATCTGCGCCCCATTGTCGATCGCCTCGAACTTGCTCGCGTTGTGCTGAACGGCTACGACATCGTACTGCAGCTTGTCGTCACCGAAGTTCTCGTTGACGGTGAGTACGCGATAGGTTTCAGCGACCAGCTCTGCCGTCTCGATGGTGTAGATCGAGTCCTTTACCGGAACTGAGGTAAAGGACTGGGTTACAGTGACCACGCGGCCGACCACGGAGCGGATTATCCGGGTCTCGGCCACGCCTTTCGGCAAAATGACCACCAGGGTATCGCCGGCAGCGCCGGTGACATCGTTATCCATCGTCACAGTGGTGGAGGTTGCGGCCTTCACACGACCACTCAGTGGCACGCCCGCGAAGTGTTCATCGGCTACCCGAATGATGTCGCCAGGCCGGCAGATGGTCCCATCAAGGCCGACGCTGAAATTGATGGTCCCGGTTTCAAGCCGGTTGGTAAGCAGGATGTACTTGCCTGCGCGTTGCGCCTGGCCCTGCGAGACGCAGCCGAAAGCAGTAACCTCTGTCTCACGAACCCCGTAGCGGACCAATGAGGTCCGGTCCTGCACGTACTCCACACGCTGGTTGCCGAAGTTTTCACGGTCGCTCCAAGCGACCTTGGCCACACTGAAACGCGTCGAGCCGCTCGAGCCTGGGCGATTGAACTGGCCGTCAATCACATTCGCGTTGGTGTAGGTATATACCGGGTCACCCGGCATGTCGGCCGCGCAGGCAACCTCGCTGCCGGCATAGTAGCTCATGCCACGGAACACGCTGGCCAGGTCCTGCAGCACAGTGAGTGCTTCAGTGCGGGATTGCAGATAAACGTTGCAAGTAAAGCGGGGCTCCTGTCCGCCCTTCCCGTCCGAAACGAGCGTGTCGCAGTACTGAGCAATCTGGTAAAGCCCCCACTTGTCGACCTGGCTCTGGTCGATGAAACGGCCGAGGCCGTACCGGTCGTTGAGGACAATGTCCCGCCAGATCCAGGGAGGACAATCGGTCCATGCTAGCTTGAAGGTACCGTCCCAGGCCCCGGAGTAAGTTCTGGTGGCGGGATCATAATTCGTCGGCACTTGAATGATGCGACCGCGAATACGGTAGGCGCGCTCCGGCACCGCTGAAAATTGACTGGCGTCTATCTTCAACCCACACAGCGCGGTGTAGGGGTACTGAAGCTTAGCGTCGATGATCTCCGTGTACGTGCCGATCGAGGTCTGGGCCTGAATATTCGAAGTTTCGGAATCAGGGGTGGTGCGCCGCACACGAATGCGCCAACCGGACTCAGCTTTCGGCAGGTCGATACGGATAGAGCGCTGATATCCGGTTGTGGTTTTGCCATCGAGCGCACCCTTGTTAACCACCACGTAATCGCTATCGTCGGTGGATAGGTCGATCTCGTAGTTGACCCTATACCCTACCCGGTCGCCATCACTCTCGGTCTTGACCAGAGCACCAACAGCAAGCTGGATGCGGACAGCCGACAACTCAAGGTTGCTGAACGACTGCACCCAGGATTGGGAAAACTTCAACTCAACGCCTACGCTGGTCTGCGATTCGACAGCAGGGAATCCAGCAATATGGTCCTGATCGTGCTCACCGGTGCGTTGCTCCCAGGTGACGCCGGTGAAGTTCAAACTACCATCGCTGTTTGCAAGCGGCGTCCTGTCAAGGTAGATGGACTGCGCGCCGTTGACGAGGCCGACTATGGGGCCTTCGCTGATCCCATCCAAAATGTTTGCATAGCTGGTGTTGATCAGGCTATCCGGACTTTCTACAGGCGTGTGCGGCTTGGACTCGCCTTTGGAGCCCAAGATAGACAGGTCGGTCATGGGATGCCTCTATTGTTGGTCTTCGGCGTAGATGCCGAGTGAAAGCTGAGCAGATCCCGTGGTCATCTCGCCGTAGCAGAGGGGCACGGGGTTGCCCTGGGTGACGGTGTTCTTGATGCCGGAGAAGTTGTAGCTGGGGCGGTTGTCGACGGCTTCACCGCTATCAATTTTTGCCTGCTGGCCAGTGATCATCTGCGCCACGCCGCCGATGGCTAGGGAGAACCCGACCATTCCCACAGCCCCCCAGGTCGTCCCAGCTGCGCCAGCGCCGAACAAGCCAGCACCACCTGCGGCAAGACCGCCCGTAAAGAAGCTGGCAGCAGCGATGAGAGCGATGCCCAAGACAACCTGCAGCCCACCCCCACTTTTACTGCCCTGCACTATTGGCGCGATACGTATGTCTGCTGCCCCCGGAGGGTTACCAAGCTCATCCCGGCCAATGTTTCGCTTTCCATGGAATACGGCAAATGCCATGCCCTTATCCTTGGAGGATGCAAGATAGGGGTTAAATTCGGGGAATAGCACTCCCAGGGCCTTCACTGCTTCCGCTGCAGAGCTAACGGCAAGATAGTGAACCCGACCAAAAAGACGTCCAAGTTCGCCATAAAGGCGAATGGTACGAACTCGTTCAGACATGGTTTTCTCCAGGCGAAAAAAAACCGCCTCGAAAGACGGTTTGACTTGGCGCTACAAACAACTTCTCACAGGCTCTCTAAGCCGCTTGGAAATCCAGGTGTCAGCGACTTCATAGTACTTGACTGAGGTACCTGAGGGTGTGGGCGTGACATCCACGAAATATCCTCCCTCCCGAGACATCACGGTCGTGCCACCGTTTCTACCGGGCTGGATTGATGCTTTGTTCTGCTCTCCAGCCAGCCTTATATCCTGCCAGGCAAACAGCAAGCATTTAGCATATTCGTCTTCCGCTTTTGCTGACTTAAGGGTTTCGAAGGGGCCGGCCGCCCGCATTTCAGACATATTCGGAGTCGCACATCCCGACAGCCCAACAGTCGCTAGCACAGCGATCAGTTGTGGAACTCGCATAACTCTACCTCCTTGTTCAAAGGGGTAAATCTATCACGCTCACTTCGCTTCTCGGTGGCGTAGGTAGAGCCTGGCCGACTCACGCCAGTAGCCACCGAATACATCGCGCTTGGAATCCCGCCCGTACAGGTGGTGCAGGATGCCGCCAGGAACCGGGTGGTGTTCCGGCTCCGTCTTCAGCCGCCCATCTGCCAGGTACACACCCGCATGGTTGGCCTTTTCAGAGCGCACCTGCATTACGATGAGATCGCCCTGGCGCAGCTCGTTAGGGTCCACCGGGTAGAAACCGGCCGCCTCGAAGTTGTCGGCATAGAGATCCTGCCCCTTATCCCACCAGCCGTCCTCGCGCTCATAATCAGGCAACAGGATGCCGAGTTCGCGCTGGTAGTAGTCGCGCACTAACGTGTAGCAGTCCAGCACCCCGTGATGGAATGGGCGGCCAACCAGCGGCGCCTGGTATCCCGTTGGCTCGTGCACCAGATGTGAGACCGACACGCCTTCGCGCACCTCGATGATTACCCAAGGAATCGCGGTTGCCTCCATGGCCGTGCGATCCGCAGCGCTAAGCCTTGCCGATTGGCCGGGGTGGCTGTGGACCACCGCGACGACTTCGCCAAGGTCTTCGGCTTCAGCCCAGTCTTCCGCGGCGATGCGAAAGCTTTCCTCGGGCTCGGGGGCGACATTCTGGCAGCGCCGATAGCTCAGCTTCCGTCCAATCTTGATCAGCAGGCCACAGCACTCCTTGGGCGCCTGCTCGCGCGCATGCTCGTACATGGCCACGACAACGACCTGGGACATTTTCATGATCAGCCTCAATTTCCAGCAGATGGATAGCTGCCATAGCGCAGTGGGTTATTGGCGCCGAAGCGCAACTTGCATCCTGTGAGCGTCCCTGAGCACATGTCCTGCTCCGGGTCATCAGTAACCACGTCCTTGTCGGTGGCGTAATTCGAACCGGTATAGCCGCAGTACACCCCTCGGTACCCGCCGATGGTCAGCCACTGACAACAGTTGGCGACGATCTGCCGGCCAGGAAGCTTGCGGTCCGATGCAATCAGTGGCGACTTCAACGCAAACACCATCAGCTCGTCATCTGCCGATTTCTTCTGGTCGATCGTGTAGGTGTCGTCTGCAAAATGCTCCTGAGGGTCAGCCTCTGGATTACCGCCGGGGAAGTTGGCCGCATCTAGGAACCGACCCATGGTTCGGTGTCGAACGATCTTCGCGTCGACCAGGTCGTCGTAAATCCGACAGAGCGCCGTGAGCAGGCCAGAGACGTTGCCTACCGACAGGGCCGGACTGTTCTGCTGGCCCTCCCCGGTCATGCCCATACCCTCGACCTTGATTGGCCATGGTGTGTATTCCATGCCTTGCCAGTAGATCGGGCCAACCTGGGTGTAGCCGTGGAAGTAGTAGGTGTCACCGCCCAGGTTGGTCAGATCCATCTCATACAGCTCGACATACTGCCCAGGCGTCAGCTTCTGGATATCCTCGTAAATGCTCTCGGCCATTACGCTGCTCCAAAGTACTGTTCGAAGGTTGCGGTGAGGGTGTACATCCCGGCGCCATGGGGGGTAACGCCCCAGCTCGCACAGGTGAACAGAGACGTCACGCCGAGAGGGGGCGTCCAAGCGAATGGAATGAAGCCCTTGCGAGCACGAAGGAAGCCGAGTATTTCGAGCACGTAGGACTCTCGACCCCGAAAGGTCAGCGGCCAGCTCTGAACCTCGTTGTTGATACCGTCGCCGGCTACCTGACGGTAACCGTTGCCGAATTGCGCGCTGCGCACGCGAAACGTGCCGGTGCCCGTTGGCTCGATATAAGGGCACCAGGTGAAGATGTCTGCCATGGCGGCTGCCTATCTGTGAGTCATCGAATGGGGCGATTGATTGCGGTCCAAATCATCCCGCCCCGACCGAGCTGCTTGGAGATCTCTTGCCGTGCGCCGTCCTGGGCAGCCTTGGCATAGGCCTGGGCGACGGCGCTCATGTCAGCGGTCGCCGTGCCTCCCTGGCCACCAGTGCCATCAACTGAGATCTGCTGCTGGATGACTACCGACGAACCGCCTCCGGCCTGGCCGATGGCCTGCATTGCACTGCTTGGGTAGGAGCTTCCCGCGGGACTGACGTACCCGCCGTCGGCGTAGCCCTTGGAATTGAGCCCTTCCAGGAAGGCGCGCATACCGGGCTGTTCTACAACCTCCTTTCGCAATACAAACTCTCCAGCGTGAACGATCCCGGCGGCGTCGAACTTGCCACCAGGGCCGGTATAGCCGCCGTCCGAGAAGCCTCCAGGCGTGTAGGTCATGCCTGATGACGCGCTACCCAGGCCGAAATCGAACCCGCTCGATGCGCCGGCCGATGCGGAAGAGGCGTAAGACCCGGCTGCTGCCGTTGCAAGGCTCGGCAATATGCTCGAGAAGACGTTGGAGGCTGCCGCCTGCATCGCCATCTTGGCCAGCATCTTGCCGAAGCTCACCGCCACATCGCCGAATGTTTCGTCTGCCCCGAAGGCCCAATCCACCGCAGCGTCCGTCAGCCCGTCGAAAAGCGAGCCGAAGGCGCTACTCATCTGGCGGGCAATGTCTTTCGCATCGTCCATGTAGTTGTGCAAAGCATCGCTCGCGCCGGCAAGCCAGTCAGATTGCGCCTCGTCGAGCTGGGCGTAGTGGTCCTGCTGGTCTGCAAGACGCTCGGCTAGGGACGCTTTCAGGAGGCCGGTTTCCTTTCGGTACAGCGAATCGCTGATGTCGCCTGCGTTTCGCTGGGCCTGGAGCTCAGACAGCTTGTCGTTGTACTCCTGCTCGATCTGCAGGTTCTGCCGCAGACGATCGCGGGCCTTATCGCCAAGCCCTGCGCCAGCCAGATCGATAGCAAATCCCGAGCGTGCAGTTGCGTTGGCTGCGGCCAATGTGGCGGCATACGAAGCGGCCTTAGCGTTGTCTTCATTTGCCTGTTTCAGCTGCTTGAGCGTGTCCAGCTCCTCGGCGAGTTGCTGGAGTCTGCTCTGCTGCTGACCACTCAAGCCTTTCAGCTTACCGGTGGACATCTCGAACTGAAGTTTGGCGGCTTCGGTGGCGTCCTTGCGCTTGTCCACCTCGGTGTTGATCAGCTCGATCTGTCGCTTGTACCCCTCTTCAGCCGTATCAAACTGGGACTGAATCTTCTTTGCAGCGGCCTCGGCGGCCTTAGCGGCAGCCTGTGCGTCTGCAGTAGGGGCCTTGAACGTTCCCCTCGCCCCTTCCTTGTTGACCAAGGCCAGAGCCTCTGCGATCTCTTTGATCTTGCCGCTTGCTTGCCCGGAAGAGCCAGCCTGATCGATCCTCATCCAAAGCTTGTTGTAGCGGGCGTCCATCTGGTCCAAGTCACTGGCCACTCCGGATGCCAGTTTGGACGAGTTCTCACGAATTTTGCCTAGGACTTCGGTGGGCTTGGAAAGGTCAACGCCTTCGAAGGCTCCGCCAACGATGGTCACCAGACCTTTCACGGAGCGGCCAGTAAGCTCGATTGCATAGGCAACCGCCAGCCCAGCCTTGGCAGTAAAGTCGAGGATAGCCCTAAGGCCATCCGACAAAATGGACATCGACTCGGTGTCTTGGCTCAGGTCGAACAGGATTCCGGAATAATCACTGAGCGTCGGCATAAGCGCCGCGGCGACCTGATTTTTGATACCCGCCATGGATTGCTCTGCAAGCCACCCGGCTGCCGCCAGATTCTGGGTAGCCACGATGGTCTTCTCATCCATGATCGCGCCAGCCTTCTCGGCGGCATCGCCAAGGACAGCAAAACCGGCACCATTGCCCCGCAACAGCGGTATCAACAGGGTCGCATCGTTGGCCAGCGATTCCATCTGCTGGGTCATTTCCGCCTGGCTGAGGCCTGCTTTCTGCAAGCTGCTCGCGAACAACTGCAGGGCCTGCGGGCCTGACAAGTTCCGGAACTGGTCGGCCGTCACTCCGACCTTGGGGGCGATTGTCTTGAAGAAGTCCTGCAGCTCACCGCCGCCATTTAGCAGGAAGTCGCCGACCTTGTCGTTGACGTCCTTGAAAATGTCGGCCAGCTTGTCATTCTCGACGCCTACCGCCTTGGCTCCGGCCGCGTACTTCTGGAACTCGGTCGTGCTACTGCCGGCCACGGATGCGAAACGGCTTATCTCACCTGCGGCCTGCACCGTAGAGACAGTGAACGCCGCGAGCGCGGTCACGCCAGTCGCGATGCCAGCACCAATCGCGATCCCTGCCGCTTTGGCGCTCTTTTCAACCTCCTTGCGCCACTTCTGAGAGCTTCGCTCGGCCTTGTCCATACCGGCAACGAATCCCCCCACCTGGGCGATAACATCAAGCGTCAGGGTGCCAAGGGACTTGCTTGCCATCTTCTTCTCCGAACAAGAGGCACCCGAGCGGGTGCCGATAGGTCAGGCCCAGGACTGCATGGCCTGCTCAAGGCTGATAGGCCCAACCTGGTCATGCGGCGTGAAGTCCTCCGGCGTGAACGGCGTTGGGCGAACCTGCTTGTCCCTGCACTGATTGGCCATGATCGAGGCGAGCAACCCACCGACTCGCTCGATGCGCATGCCCATGTGCAGCGAACCCCTGCGTTTCCTGAACTTGGCCCAGGCGTAGAACTCCGGCAGGCTCAGGTTTTCTTGCGCTTGCGCGATGGTGCGGCCCCCGATTCCGGCGAGGACGAGTTCGTGCCAGAGCTCGTCGAGGTCGGAGAGCTCGGCATCTTTCCCAGGTTGTTCACCTCATGGATGACCGCCAGCAGTGCGACTGTCAGGTTCCCATCAAGCGCACCAAGACGTTTCGTGCTGTTCTGGTCCTTGGCCAGCTCAGCCGGGTCCAGCGGCCCATGAGTAATATCAAGCACGGTGAAAACGGGGTTTCCATCTTCATCGCAGATAGCGGCTGCGATCCGGCCAGCGATACTGTCTTGCTTGCCAGTAGCAGCGAGCACATCGCTGACGGCCGCCTGGTAACCCAGGGGGCGGACAAAGACAGTAGCGGAGAAAGTATCTTCGCCCTGCCTCCACTGGATCTGCTTTTCAACTGGGCGACCAGTGAACGATCCCGCGCCCTTGAGCGCATCGAGTGTCAACTTCATGGGCTACCTCAGGCGTTGGTGGTCTTGCGAATCCAGGCGGAGCCGCCCGAACGCTGAATGGTGACGGTGGAGGTCACCGCGGCGTTGGCGGCGAAGTCGAACGGGAAGTCCGACACGTAGCCGTCGAACAGGAACCAGGTTCGAGTCGGCGGGAGCACGAAATCATCGCCATCGCCGAGGACAGCACCTGCTGCCGCGCCGGTACCGGAACCACCGGTGAGGGTGATGGTCGGCGTGCTGGTATACCCGGAGCCGGCATTGGTAATGGTGAAGCCTACGACCGCACCATCATCGATGATTGCGGTAGCGGCAGCGCCGGTGCCACCGCCACCAGAGAATGCGACTGTCGGAGCAGAGGTGTAGCCGCTACCGCCAGAAGTCAGTTCGATAGCCGCCAGCTCGCCGGAAACACCGACAGTTGGTGCGATATCGATACCATCGGACCAACCCACCACCCAGCGGATGCTCTCAATGGAGTCATCTTCCGAGAGCTGATGCAGACGGACATGGGATGCGTTGCGTGGGTCAGCATTGAGGGTCAGCGAGGCTTGCCCGGGGGTGCGCAGACCGCGCAGGTACTTACGGACCCGGTCACTCAAACAGGTCACTTCGACTTGGTCGGCCGGGTTCCCACCCGGGTTGAAAGCGGTTGCGCACTCCACTTCCATGACCTGGAACAGAGCCGAGTTTTCAGCCGAGGGCGCCAGGGCATATACCTGGGTGCCTTGAGCGAGAATCGCCATGGTTTTCTCCAATTGCGGGCAAAAGAAAACCCGCACTGGGCGGGCTATTGGGGGTTGTTCAGCTACCTGAGGACCATCCAGTCCACGTCGAAGCTGGTTCTGAAATTCTTGGTTGCGGTATCGCGCGACTCTCCGCCCCACCGGGTGATGTATGCCCGTAGTTCAATGGCGTCGCGGATTGCGTCACGTACTTGGCGAACCGATGTGCTGGTGGTGCCGTACACGTCGACCTGCAAGGTGAAGCCGTCGGCATCAGGCCGGCCTGCCAGGTAGTTCTCCGGGCTGCCGTTCACCAGCTGCCACACCGCGTAAGGCTTCAGCACACCCTCGGGGGCCTCGCCAAACGGGTACATTCGCAGGTCAACACCGCTACCGAGCAGCGCGGAGACACCGGGGTCTGCCGCGCAAACAAGCTCAATGGGTGGCGTCATGAGGATGCAGCCCTCTTCGCAGCGCGCCGGATGGCGCGGTCAATCGATTTCTCGTACTCGGTCACGAAGGTGTTGGTCACCTCGCTGATGCTGTTGGCCAGGGCCGGCCGCATGAACGGAGCAGCGGGCATCTTCTCGGTACCGAACTCGATCAGGCGCCAGTGCGGCGTCGGTGCGTTCGGGCTGAGGTCGCCGCCGTCCTTGAGCACGGCGCCGTGCAGCACCCCGATCCGGAACCCCAGGTTGCCGGTCTGCTTGAACAGCCGGCCATTCCAGCGCAGGGCGATGTTGTCAGCGATTGAGCGGCCGGTGGCCTTATCGTCAATGCGCTCAGCGCCTTCCTTGGCCTTCTGTACCACGACCTGAGCGGCCTTGCGCAGCGCGGCCCGACCGCCTTTACGTCGCACGTCATAGCTGACGGCTTCCAGCTTGCCGAGCAGGCTCTCCAGGCCAGCGATGCTGAATTCGACACCATCAACCATCCTTCACCCCCTTCTCGACCAAGATCGTCAGGTAGTCGAGACCGGACTTGGCGTCAGCCAGCGGTGGGCCGACAATGCTGTACACCTCGCCCCGGTACAGGATGCGCATGGTTGGCAGTACACCAGGCCGGTGCCGTATAACTATCCGGCTGGTGGCCTGGGCCTGGCCGGCCTTAGCCGCGATGAAGTCCCTGGCTGACAGGTCTTCGACACTGGCTGGGCATTTCTCCCAACGGGTGACCCATTCAGGCTCACCGAATTCTAGGGTCACCGGGTCACGCACCAACCTCAGCTCCTGAATGTCGATCCGGTGACGCAGCCTACCGGCCTGCATCACACACCCATCCGGATGCGGTGCGGCATCAGCAAATACTGAGACGCCAGCGGCAGCTCGGTGGCAATGGTGCCGGTGACGACATCCTCGCGGTTGGCGAACAAGTGGCCCAGCTTGAGCAAGCAGGCCGCCTGGATCTGGGCATTGATCACCATGCCATAGGCGATTGCGTCGGCCTGGTCGTAGGCGTCGGCCAGTACCTGCCGGGCATGCTCGAGCAGGCGGCAGCGTAGCGCGTGGTCCGGCTCGGCCTCGGCGTCAGCTACGGCGGCGGCATTCACCTCTTTGGCCGCTCGCATCGACGCCGGCACGCCGGCACGGGCCTGGTCGAGCGCTACCTGATCCAGATAGAAGCGTCGATTGAGGAATTGCATCGCCGCCCCTTCTGCCGCGTCAAGCTGCGCCTGTACCAGCACCTGGTCGTCTGGCTCGGCCAACAGATGGTGCATGGCGATGTCGATGGCAATGACGGACATGGATCACTCCTTCGACTGCTTCGCTGCTGCTGGCTTTCCGCCCTTGTTGGCTGGCTCGGGCGCCTTTTTGTTCTCGGGTTCGCTCGCTTGCTTCACGTCGTATTCCTCGATCAGGCCATTGCGTAGCAAGTCTCGAGCGCGCAGCTCGTCGACGGTAATTTCCTGGTGGCGCTTGACGTACGCGCCACCGTTGTTGAAGCCCTTGATGGTTTTGACTTTGACGTCTGGCATATGCAGTCACGCCCGGTTTCCCGGGCGCGCTCCTGGGCTGGTTACGGGGTGGCTTCGAACTCGCCGTGAACGAACGACTCTGGCCGGTAGACCGCCAGCGCCAGGCGCTCCTCGGCGCGGATGGTCACCATGTTGGTGCGGAAGTTGTCGCCGTCTTCGGTCGAGACCTCGACAGCCGCTTCCTCGCGATCGAACACCTGAGCGGCGATGTTCATCGCACCCACCAAGAACTCACCTTCCGGCACTGCATTGCTGTCCACCACTGGCAGTTTCCACAGGCGCTGTACGCCGCCTTCTTGGACGTTCACCCAGATGTAGGAGCCGTTGGCGTCCTTGGTCAGCTCGATGTCCGCCCAGTCGACCGGGTTCAGGGCAATGGCCGAGGCGCGGTACTCGGCGATGCGGACCTGCAGGATCGCGCGGCGCAGAGTATCGATCTTGGTGTCGCCGGCTTTGCGCAGGGCGTTGTTGAAGGCGGTTGCCTGCGGAATCAGGCCCAGCAAATTCTGGCCGGTGCCGTCGCCAGCGAGCAACTGCTCTTCTTCCTTGTACTTCAGGCCATAGATGGCGCGACCGTTGATATAGCTCTGCAGGAGCGGGATGTCCGAGAGAACCTGTTTGGAAGCCCGGAACCAGTGGGCGATGGTGATGACGTTGGTGGTCTTCAGGCCAAAGGACAGGTCGGACTGGGCCTTCGCGGCGCCCTCACCCGCCTGAGGAGCGGCCAGGTTCTGGAAGCCGGTTTCCTGCACGAACTCGACCGCGTTCGAGCCGGTGCGGCCTGGCATGATCAGGTCGCGAATGGTGAACTCACGCTCGGGGCCCACCACGATGCCGGGCACCCGGGTCGGCTGGATGCCTACGCCGACGCCACCGGTACCGGTGGTAGCACTGGTGATGTTGGTCACGGCCTTGCGACCTACGCGAACGATGCCGCGACCGCGAGTTTGTAGCGACTTGAAGTCGTCGCATTCGGTCAGCTCCTCGCCAGCCGACTTGAAGTCGACCGGATCATTGGCGGAGAAGCGGCGGGCCATCTTCTGCTCGATCTCCTGCAGCCGGTCCTGCAGGCCCAAGCCGTCCTTCACCAGGCCATCGAGGATGGTCTTGGTGTCGGCCAGGATGGTGCCGTGCGACTTGATCTCTTCAGTGGCCTTGGCGGCGAACGCCTTGATCTCTTTGTCGCGCTCATCGAGCAGGTCGTTGACCGCTTTCAGTTGCAGCTTGTCTTCGGCGTGCTCCTTGCGCTGGAACTGGCGATGTTCGGAGCGAGCCTGGTTGCTCATGGCGTTATGCATGATGAATCCTCAAAACGATGGGAGAGAAAGTGCCGGGCGCGACTTCAGCGCCTCGACGATTTCGATTGCTGCCAGGTCGCCCTCGGACTCGCTCCGGAGCAGGTGCTGCAACCCGCGGTTGGCAATCACCGCGGACTGAGTTTTCGAGAAGCCTGCCTCGCGCAGGAGCAGCTCAAATTCCGGCATCGAAGGCAGGCCGCCGTGGGCAAGCTTCGATTTGATAGTGTCGGTTCGCGCCTCGTCGTTGGCCGGCACCGTGACGATGGAGATCTCGATCAAGTCCAGCTTGGTCAGCGTCCTGATCCGAGTCTTCTCGTCGAAGCTCGACTCTCGGACGTAGTAACCAATCGACAAACCGGTGATCGAGCGGGTCTGCATTCCGCGGTACGCGATGCGCGCATACGGGGCGTCCTGCAGCCAGAGCTCGCCGGCGCCGAACAGCCCTCGGTCGTCTTCCTTCATGCTGCCGATGTCCCAGCTGCCGATAGGCTCGCCGGTGCGGTGCTGCCAGAGTACTGGGAAGGTTCGTGCCTTGGCCCTGGCGTCCTCGATCGATTCGAGGAAGGCGCCAGGCGCGACGACCTCGTTGTAGCTGTCGACCACGCCGAACACCGAGCCGTAGCCAGAAAAAAGGCCGTCTTCACCGACAGCCTTTACGTCATAGTCGAAGGAGCGGTACTTGACCGCCGCCAGTCGATCCTTGTGTCTCATGGGGTGTTACCTCTTGGCTGGTCGTTGAGCCAGTCGAGCAGCGCCGCCTTGGCCTGGTTGGCGCCGCCGGGGTCTTCGCCCAGCTTGTCGATCGGCAGCATGTTGGATTGCACGGTGAGCTTTGCCGCGTTACCACCCTCCGGCGGCAAGTTCTCTTTGCGCCGACAGTCGTCCCGGGTGTAGATCCCGTTCTGAGTCATCGAGCTGTAGAAGGCCGCCCGTGCGGCACTGTCCATGCGAAGCAGTCCTTCCGGGTTGAACTTCACGTAGAAGCGACGGCGCTCATCGGGGCGAAGCAGACGCCGGTTGGCGCACATCTCGATGCGCTTGATCCAGGGGAGCAGGGTGAACGACAGGAAGCCGATCATCTGCTGCTCCATGCCAGTGCCCCAGCTGGTGGAGTTCTGCGTGTGCCCCACCATCCACGGCGGCACTCGGAACCAGCGGCAAATCTCCTCGACGTTGAACGCCCTGGTCTGCAGCATCTGGGCATCCTCCGGCGTCATGGAGACCTGTTGGTACTTCATGCCAGCCTCGAGGACCATGGTTTTGCCGTGGTTCGTTGCGCCGGAGAACTGTTTGATCATGTCCTCGCGGATGTCCTTCCGCTGGTCCGGCTTGAGGATCTGGTCGGTGGACAGGACGCCGCCCAGCTTCATGCCGTTGGCGAACATCTTCGCCGCCGACTCATCAGCAGCCATGGCTGAGCCCAGAACCTGCCGGCCATAGGCCAACGGCGAGAGACCACACAATGGGTCTACGCCGAAAGCGCGCACGTGCACCATCTGGTCCTCGGTCAGCGTGTGAGGCTTGCCGAAGTTGTCGGTGTAGCGGTATTCGATGGACCCGTCCGCCAGGCGCCGAGGTGGCGACATGTTCTGCGGCAGAAGGAACTCCAGGCTCGTCAACGTCCTGCCGCTTTGATGGGGTTCGCAGAACGCGTTCCCCTGCAGGAGCAGGCTGGCCATCACGTTCTCCCAGAACTCCACCGGGGTTTGGTCGGCATTCGGCTGCTGGCTGATGACGAAGTTAACCGGGTGAGAGCTGGCCACCACTGGAGCGCCATTCTTGTCCTCGTACAAGGCGATCGGCAGCGTCGCGATGGTTTCAGCGATCAAGCGCACGCAAGCCCACACAGTCGAGAGTTGTAGCGCCGTCTGCTGGCTGACCACCTTTCCTGACGCCGAGTCGGTTCCGTAGAAGGTGTTCCAGAACGCGGCGTCGGTCAGGCCAATCTTGCGGCCAGCCAAGCCCGCCAGGCTCGATGCTACTCCTGGCTCGGCCGACTTCACCAAGGCCTGGCCGAGGATCTGCGTTAGTGATTTAGCCACCGATCAACCCCTTGCGAATGAAGCCCGCGGCGATCAGTAGCGAACCGGAAGCGGCCAGCAGCGCGTAACCCAGGCCGGCCAGCACGTATACGCCAGCAACGCCCAGCAGCAAGCCGCCGGCGGCAAGCACCAGAAAGATGATCAGGCCAGTTTTCATAGGTTGTCCCGTTAGCCAACCACAATCGGGCTGGCAAGAAAGTCATCGAAGTGGCCGGAGTCGTCGATGCCGAGCTTGATGGCCACAGCGCAGCCGGTGATCAAACTCACCATGCCGTCGATCTTGTTCTCCGGGCGCTCCTTGTTGGGGTAGATGTTGTCCTTCACGTCAAGCTTTGCCACAACGTTTGAGGCCATCCAGGTCAGTACAGGGCAATCGCCGTGGGCCAGCTTTCGCTGCAGCACCAGGGCCTCTACCTCTTTCATGGGTTCGCTCAGGTTCTGCACCGTTTGGCGTAGCTCCACCATCGGTAAACCTTCGGCATCCATTTCCTGAGCCAACTGCGTGGCCTGCCACGGGTCGTAGGCGTAGGCCCGGATGTCGAAGCGCCCGGCAAACTCACGCATATCCTCTTTGATGACTTCGAATTCGGTGACCTCCCCGTCAGTCAGGGTCAGGAGACCCAGCGCATCGAACTCGCGGTACCGCGCGGTGTTGCTGTCCAGCTCCTCGAGCACTCGCGCTTCGGGCAGATAGTACCTGGCATGGATATGCCAGAATGGGTCGTCGCCATGAGGCGGGAAGATCAGAAGGTTCGCAGCAATGTCAATCTTGCTCGCCAGGTCGAGACTGCCGTAGCAAGGGCGGCCCTCCAGTTCTGCGAGGCTCTTCCTGGCCGGAGCCTCTTTCCAGCGCAGCATGTTGAGCCAGGCATTCTTGGCGCCTACCCACTCGTTCAGGTGTTTGGTGCGGAAGGTGGCCTGCTTGGTTGCCGACTGCATCGCGTCACGCTGGCGAGCCAGCAGGAAATCCTCGCCGACTGAAATGCCGAAGTTCGGATTCGCCTTGCGTAGCGCGATCTCGCTGGTCCAGTCGTCGCCATGGTCGATGGTGTAGAGGGCCGGCCATAGATCCGGACGCTCAATGACACCTTCCAGCATCCGCTCGGAGTCGCGGATCAGCTGGTGGCAAGGCCCGCCGATGCTGGAGCCTGCCGTGGTAATGACCAGCATGATGGGCTGCTCCCGAGCGCCCATGCCGGTTTCCATGGTGTCGTAGAGCGTCGAATCTTGGTGTTCGTGGTACTCGTCCACCACCGAGCAGGACGGTGAAGAACCGTCGCCTGGTTTGCCAATGACCGGCTCAAAGCGGGACCCGTCGGCCAGGACGACCATGTTGGAAGCATTCACGTCGACGCCGTAGTGCTCTCGCAGGTCGTCAGTCCGTTCAACCATCAGTTTCGCCGGCCTGAACACTTCCCAGGCCTGCTTCTCCGTGGTCGCGCCTGAGTAGACCTCGGCACCGAACTCTCCGTCGGCAACGAACATGTAGAGGCCAACACCGCCGCCGATGATGGACTTGCCGTTCTTTCTGGGTACGAACACCAGGATCGTCCGGTAACGCCGGGTGCCATCCTTCTTGCGAACCCAGCCGAACGGCACGCAAACCGAGAAAAGTTGCCAGGGCTCCAGCTTGATCAGCTGCTTCTTGCCACCCCATTTACCCTTGGTGTGCGGCAGAAGCTGCAGGAACTTGGCGACTTTCTCCGCCTTGGCTGGATCGAATTTGTACGGAAAGTCCTTGCGCTTGGAGGCAGCCAGGTCGTCGAGGTGACGCTGGGCCAGCAGTTGGATCCATTTGCAGACGAGGATCTTCCCGGCGACGACATCCTTGCCGTACTTTTCGGCCGCCTTCATCAGCGGAAATTTCACCTTGGCCATTACAGCTCCGCGAATGCATTGCCCTTCGGCGCGTCTTTTTTACCCCCGCCCACCTTCGACCGGTCAGCCGGCGTCATGCCGAACTTGCCGAGCATGGCTTCCAGGCGCACTAGCTTGGCGGCAGGGAAATCGAGGGGGTCGTTGCGGAACTGGGCCAGTAGGTTGGCGGCCAGTTCCAGGCTGAGTCGGTCGGAGTTGGTCAACACGTCCCGCGGGGCGTACTTTGCAATCTCCTTCCAGGCGTGGAGCACTGCTCCATTGATGTGAGCCGGCGGGGCGGTCAGCTCGCCCACCGGTTCAGCATCCTCGCGGCGCCGCTGCGGGTCTTTCTTGAACGCTCCCGTCAGCTCAAGCACGTTCGTCGGCTTGCGCGGTCGGGCCATTTTGGAAACCTGAATTATGCGGAAATGAAAAAAAAGCTGAGGGCGCGGTGTCCGAGCGAAAAGGCCTGAACTTTCACTATGCCCCTACCCCCACCTTGATCGGTATGCAGCTCCAAGCCTTGCCGCTGACGATCTTGGGGATGTATTCGCGGTGTACACCGTACTCCTCGGCCAAAGCCTGCGGCGAATCGCCTGCAGCTCTCCTCTGCCTTATCTCAACCACCTGCTGGTCAGTAAGTCGTCGATGCAGAGCCTTCATTCCTGGTCCGCGAGTACCATGCTTGATGGCGTCCTCTAGGTTCTGTCGCCTGGTACCCCACGCCAAGTTAACCGGACGGTTGTCCTCGCTCACACCATTCAAGTGGCGCGCTTCAAGGCCAGCAGTCTGCGGCAAGCCTGCATACGCCATAAGCACGAGTCGGTGCACTTCGAAGCGATGGCGCTCCTTCTTGCCATTGACTCGCACCGTCAATGTGACGCGATGGTAGCCATCGTACACCTGGCTCTTCAGCACCCTGACCGACCCAGATCGCACAGACGCAACTTCCCCGTCCTCAGTAGCGTAGTAGCCGCTGAGGTTGGGTATAGGTCGCATGGTCTATCTATCGATGTTTTCGGGATTCTTTCTGCGTCTTGGCCTTATGGCACTCGCGGTTGATGGCCCTGAGATTGCTCTCATCGTCCGTGCCGCCGTGGGCCAGCGCGACGATGTGGTCAACTTCATCTGCCTCGCGAATCCTTTCCAGCCTGGTGCAGTCGTCGCACCGGCACAGGTACTGATCACGCTTGAGGATGCGGTCACGCAGCCGACGCCATGGCCGGCCGCCACGACCTGAGCCCTTGCGTGTAGCCCAGGCTTTGGCCTGCTCAGCAGCCAGATCGGCATGGCCGTCACAGTAACCATTGGCATTGCGGTGCAGCGATCGACAGCCTTGGGCTCTACATGGGCGCTGTGGCCTCAGCGGCATGGCGTGCCATCCAGGTAGGTGCCTGGCTCAGCGTCCGGATCAACATCGTCGTCGTCCGCCAGCGCCTCAATCAGCGCCAGGTTCTGGGTTGCGATCTGCTCCAGAAGCGCGGTCTGCTTCTGCTGCTCAGCCAGTAGGTCGCTGACGCTTGGTTGCAGCTGGGCGGTGATGCCCGCCTCAAGCACGATCAGCTCACACTTGAGTCGATCAGCTGTCCCTGCCAGGTGTTGAGTCAGTCGCTCGCGAACCTCGGCCTTGATCGGGAACGGAACGCTGATCACCAGCAGGTCGCCCTTCTTCGGGCTCAGCTTCTCGATTTGTTGCGAATAGGTTTGCTGCTCGCTCATACGCCACCTTTGTCCACTTGTTGATCCACTCGCGCCGGGAGGCGCATCCGCTGCAGGCCATCACATGCCACGCCGGGTCAGTCCGTAGACCTCCAAGGCGCCTGCGATATTCTCGCCTTCGGCCTGACTGATGGTGTTGACCACCTCCACGCAAGCAGCGGTGTTGGGCTCCATGCGAATGGTGATGGATGTGACTTTCGATGGGTCCAGCCCAAGCACTTGGCAGACGGTCTGGCCAAGCTCCCGCCCAAGGATCAGGGGTTTCTTTTCCATGGTGATTCCTCGCGCCACGAAACGGCGCTCTCTGATTTTGTGGCGCGGATTACTCGGGTTTTCGGCTAGGCAGCTTGAAGTCGGTAACGCGATCAGCAATCGCGCGAACCTTCTCCACTCCAAGGAGGCCAACCCACCCACCAACAAAGGCAGCCATGCTCTGTGGCAGGCCGAAGAACTCGAAGCCGCTGATGATTGTGAGGGTCAGGCCGCCACAGATGGCGCCCTCCACCAGCATCTGCCGGCGAGTGCCACCACCGTAGGTGATTCTCAGTACGGCCATGGCGCAGGAGAGGCCGGCCGCGTACAGCAAAGGCGAATGCTGGCTCAACCACGCAAGGGCAACCGCCCAGGTGTCTGGTTTGTCTGGCATGCTGGACATCCGGGTTCCTCCCTTGCGGGAAGCAGGAAAAGAAAAGGCCCGCCGTTGTGGCGAGCCCGGGAGTATGTGCGGAAGGCTGGAGCGACCAACCACTCAGCGGTAGCAGTAGAGGAGCCTTCTGCCCAGCGGGGTGGCTGTGCCTGGTCCGAGGTCGGTCGGGCCCATATTTACTCCAGAATACTCATCGAAAAATTGCTGTGATGGCCCGACAGCAGCATTGCCGCGCCCGTACTTAAGCGGTAGAAAGATTGATGGCCTAAAGCAATCGGAAATAGGGAAATGACAACCGACTCACTTTATGCCGTCGTGTATGAGTTACACGGCGGGACACGGCGCTTCATAATCCGGGCCGAGCGCATGGACGATGCCAATGCTTGGCATTGGGCCGCCTGCGATGCGGGCGTGGGAGTGATACCGAGGTTCGGGGCCGTAAAATTTCACATGGTTGATAAATCATCAGCCGAACGATACGGCATCACCAATGTGCGGTGGAGCAAATCGAGCAGACTATGAAATACCGCATCGACTACAACCTCAGAGGCCATACCAAATTCTGGATATGCGATTGGTCTAGCAGGCCGAGCGAAGACAATGTGCTCACCGCTCTCCTCCGCCTGCATGCTCCCGCTGACGCCCTGTCCGAGGTGCGTCCACCGTGCCGCTTATCACACAATGAATTGCGCAGTGCGGTCGCCGATTTGGGTATCTCGGATGTACGCATTGAGGGGGATAAATAGCTATATCGGGATACCCAGGCCGACGCTGGCAAGTACGCCGGTCACTGCGAGGGCGCCGGTACTTGGCTCGGCCATAAGCACTGCTCCATAAATGAAAAAGCCCCGCACAATGGCGGGGCTCAGGATGTCAGCGATCAGACTGACTCTTTAGGCTCGTTTTTCACAGCCTGGGCGGGAGGTGTCGATAATCAAATCACCCTCCACTCGATATCCGATGGAGCCCACGAGGAAGGCGTGGTTGAGCTGGCTCATCACAACATCCGAGAGACCAACTGCACACCCATCCTTCTGAATGGCGTTATCCATAGCAGTCTTCATGTTGGGAATGCCGAACGGAAAGAGGATAACGGGGTAGGTGTCTTCGCCAGTGACTCGGGACCCCTTCACGAACTTCGAAGAATTGATGTTGTAGTTCTTGGTACTCGCGACAGTCATGTCGGCTACTCGAACAGTGCAGCCCGAAGCGACAGCGGCGGCGACAATAACAGTGAAGATGGCTTTTTTCATGGGTTCCCTCCAAGTGAGGGCGCGGAATATATCAAAAAGCCACTACAACAAAAACCCCGACACAATGGCCGGGGTTCATCTGTGTCGCGTGCCGTTGCAAGCTGGACACGCTGCTATGAAAACAGGTGTTTATCCGCCCGCATAGACCTTTTTACGCAGCCTCTCGAATTTCTTCGAGCGCGCAGTCAATCCATGCAACGCCTGCCTTGATGATCTCCCGCGCCTTGCGTTCGGACATACCGGCCTCCCTTCCGACCCGCATGGCCGGGTGTTTCGATCCGTAGTAGGCCCACACAAAGTCCCCCATCTGCTGATTGCGCTTCGTCAGTCTGGCAACGGCGCCGTCGATGATCAGCGCTAGGTCGTCTGTGATGACATGCTGCCGAGCACCGCCCTCGCTGGGTACGTTGTCGCGCATGAGTGCGTAGAGTGGCGACACGTATCGTGGCACCCCCATCTCACTCATTCGCCACCAGCCCCACTGCTCGAGCATGTACTCGGTATCACCCAGCGCCTTGTCCACGTAGGTTCGTTTCTTCATGCAGCCCTCCGGGGCGTTGGGTCAGTGTCCAGGCCGAACAGTTCGCGCAGCAGCTTGTCAGCGTTTTTGTTTTTGGCATTGCCCTCGGTGATCCAGCCCTTGGCGAACTGCTCGAATCCCACATTGGCGCGCGCGGCGTGCCAGTCCGCCACGATATCCATCAGTGCTGCCGAGGCGATGCGGCCATTGTTCTGCTCCAGCAGCATGCGGTTGCCAACCTTGAGGAACTTACACTCAACGGCGGTCATAATTTTGCGCGGTAGCGCCGCGGTAACGTTGCTCATCGAGCCACCTCCTGAGCCATGCGGGCCTCTGCAAGTCGAACAAAACCAAGGAACTGGTCAGCTGGTATCGCCTCCTTGATCACGTCGAGGATGACCCGATCCATGTGCTGCTGGGCGTGCACCTTGGCTTCCTTGCGCAACTGGCCGCATCGGTAAAGCAGGCGGGTGCGGTCATGGTTGATGTGCTTGAGTGCGGCCTTTGCCCGGTTGTACCAGCTGCGGTCGTATGGGCGCCCCTGGATGGCGCCCTCCTGCGCCTGAGCCAGCGCCAGCTCCAGTCGGATGGAGTCGGCCACCAGCTGCTCATGCAGGGCCTCACAGGCCTCAAGCGTCTCTGGCAGCTCGCGCGGGCCGACCAAACGCTGATGCACGCCTTCGGGTTTCGGGGTATTGCCAGTGGCAACAGGCTGCTCGGCGCCAGCACGCTTGGCCACGGTCACCGACACGACCGGTTTTGCAGGTGTGCGGGCTGGCGGCTTGTGGCCTGGCCACAGATCAGAAAGTTTCATGGTGCTTGCCCCCCTTACGGTGTTTGGAGAAATTCACGACGCGGCCCATCTCGACCTCGTCGTCACTTGGCGAGCGGCCGCCGAACGGCACAAAGCGCACGTATTGGCCCTGGGCCTGAACAAGGCAGGTGCCGGGCTTGCCGTGGCGGCACTTGCCCACTATCAGCTCGGTGACGCCGTTCTGGCCTTCCTCGCTGTCAGGGTCACGGTGCACAAGGATCACGGCATCGGCGTCCTGCTCGATCTGGCCGGAGTCGCGGAGGTCGCTCGGGCGTGGTCGCTTGTCGGGACGGTTGGCAGGCCCACGGTTCAGCTGCGCCAGCACGATCACCGGTACGCCGAGTTCCTTGGCCAGGTTCTTGAGGGCGGTGCTGATCTTGCCCACTTCCAGGGTGCGGTTCTGGCCACCCTCGGATGCGATCAAGGTCAGGTAGTCCACCACCAGCACATCCAGCCCTTCACGCTTCTGGCACTGCCTGGCGATCGAGCGGATGCGTGGCATGGTCATGCCGGCCTGGTCGTTGGCGTACAGCCTGGCGCGATTCAGCAAGCTCACAGCGCTGGTGATCTTCGGCCAGTCGTCATCCTGCAGGGTGTTACCCGCGTCGATGCGCGACAGGTTCACGGCGCCAAGAGAAGCAATGCCCCGCGCGGCCAGTTCTTCCTTGGTCATTTCCAGACTGAACATGAGGCCAGCGTGGCCCAGCGAAACAGTGATGTGCTGGGCGATCTGCTGGCCGAGGATCGTCTTGCCAGACCCGGGCAGGCCGGCCACGACGATCATGTGACCAGGTCGAAGACCGCACAGGATGTTGTCCAGATCTGGTATGCCTGTACTAAGGCCTCGCGAGACAGTGCCGTTGAACCGTGCGTCGATGCCGTCGATCACTGCGGGCAGCACGTCGCCGATGCGGTGATACTCAGGCTCTGCGCTGTCGAGGTTGCGCAGATCTGCGGTGGCCTGCTGCGCCAGCGCAATCACTTCCTCAACGGGCTTGTCGTCGTGGACACTGCCCCGTATCACCTCAGCCACCTCTACCACGCGGCGCAGCGTGGAGCGCTCCAATACCGTACGCAGATAGGCCTTCCAGTTCGCCGTGCTGGGCGTGTTCTTGGCGATGGTACCGGCGTAGTAGATCGTGCTCTCGCCGCTGGGCAGCGTCGGGTACCGCGACCCAACCGTAACCGGGTCGACCGAGTAGCCGGCAGCGTGGGTGTTGCAAATCGACTGATACAGCGCAGCGTTCTCCAGGTCGCTGAAGTCCTGGGTGGTCAGATTGCTGGTGATATCGTCGTACAGGCTAGCATCAAGCATCAGGGCGCCCAGTAGGGCGTGCTCGGCCTCAATGCTGAACAGGTCGCGACTCATGCGGCACCCCGCACGGACTTCCAGCGCAGCACCAGCACTTCACCGCCGTTGTCGCACAGCCGATCAACCACCCGATCTCCGATGAACTTGCGTACCTCGGGGAGACTTAGGTTCGAGATCATGATGGTGGGCAGCTTGCGACCATAGCGGCCGTTGATGACTTCGAAGATCACCTGACGCTCGAAATCGGTACCATGCTGGGCACCAACCTCATCCACCACCAGCAGGTCGTAGCTGCACAGATCAGCGTAAACCTCAGCTTCGCTCCGGCCCGACTTACCGAACGTCTCTTTGACGCTGCGGATGATGTCAGACGCGGTGGTGTACAGCGCATTGGCACCGCCAAGGGCATCAGCCTGGATCACCGCCTGGATGATCGCAGAGGCCAAGTGCGTTTTCCCGGTACCCATGGTGCCCAGCAGGATCAACGAGCGTCCGGCTTCCCAGTTCTGGTCAAAATTCTCGGCATAGTTGCGGCATCGCGCCAGTACGCCAGGCTGCTCGTCTGGAGCGAAGTCAGTGCGGTAGCTTTCGAAGCCCAACCCACGGAACCGCGGCTGCACGTTGCTGGCCATCAGCAGCGCGTTGGTCGTCCGGCTATCCAGCAAATCTACAGCCTGCTGGCGCACTTGCTGGTCGGCAGAGTGGCGGGCATCAAACTCGCAACGCGGGCACCCAGTCCAGATCGCCGGGCCGGTGAACTGCTCCACCAGCTTGGCGTCGTAGCCGCCGTGCTCCGCGCAGATGGTGCGCTGGGTCTTCAGGATGAAGTCGTTCATGGGTACTGCCTCGCAATGCGGTAGGAGCCATCGGGCTGGCGCTCAAGGCCTTCCTCGTGGTCGATCTGGTCCAGGTCTAGGTGTGGGGATTGGTGATGCGCGCCAGCAGTTGGAAGCTCGTCGTCCCAGCGCTTGCCGTTCAGCCATGTAGCTGCGTGCGGGATGAACTGACCGCCATCCTTGGTCCAGTCGGGAGACTTGCTCCAAGCAGCCAGGGCGATGCACATGCGGGTGAACAGGGATGCGTCCACTTTGAGCTTCTTCCAAACCTTCTCGGCACTGGCCTTGCCGACCTTGCGCGGGTAAAGCTTCCAAAAACGATCAAACTCGACCTGCTCGGGAGCGTCAGCGACCGTTGGTTTTTTCTCTATTGATTGAGTAATAGAATCCTTTATTAAGTAGTTGTCGGTTTGCCCACAGTTCGGTAAACCCACACTTCGGTTAACCGAATATTCGGAAACCTGTAGGTTCGGTTCGTAGTGGACGATCACCCGGCGTCCGAGCACCTTTCCGGACCCCTCCTCGCGCACGACTTCATGGCTGACCAGCCCCAGCTCCTTGAGACAGGCCATGGCCTTCGAGTAGCGCTCACGACCGATTGCGAACCGGTCTTGCAGGTGTGAACCAATGACCTTCCAGTCGCTGGATCGGGTCTGGAGGTAGGTCCAGATAGCCAGGGCATCAGGATTGATGATCATGGCCACCACATCGTTGCTCAGTGAGCTGTACGGTGCCTGCTTGGCGTAGAACGTCGTGGGCGTAGCTTTTTCCACGTTCACTGGCTTGCTCACAGCTGCAGCTCCTCACAAACGCGGCGCACGAAGGCGTCGTAGCTCTCGGCCATCTCGAAGCCGCTGTCTTCCATCGCCTGGCGCCCGGCCTTGGCCAGCTCGTACAGCGCCCACCGCTCTCGCTCTGGAGGGCCCTTGAATTGGGTGTAGGTTGGCCATGGGCCGTTGATGATCGTCGCGCCACCGCGCTGCTGGAGCGCCTGGGCATGGTTCGGGGTCATAGTCATTGGAGAGTCTCCGATGAGGGACCGGTGCTATCCGTCCATGGGTTGACCTGGACCACTTCAACGCCAGCAAAGGGTGAACCTGGGCCGAACAGATCAGGCAGGTCGCCCTCGGGAGCCGTCTTGATCCAATGCATCATGGCCATGAAGCAGGCCTCGAACAGCGGCCCGCCCTCACCCCAGCCGTCAGACTGCGGACTGGCGCTGTTTTCAAGCCGGGCGACGTAGATCAGTCCTGCCAGCCCTCGCTCGTCGTTCGGAATCGCCGGTCGGTGTATCGGGTTGATGCTCAGCAGGTCGCACAAGCTGTCGAATCCAATGGCGTCGTAGCTGTTGTCGGTATCCTTGATCAGGTGGTAACCCATCCCGATCAGGCCCTGCTTGATGTCGCGGATATCATCGTCGCGGTGAGTGCGAGATTTCTCCAAGAGCTTGTCGTGCTGCCGCTGGGTGTGCGGATAACCCTGCAGTGCTGCCGCTTCGCGCCTGAAGACACGACGCTCTGCGCGGATGTCAGAGAGTCTATCGAGACTAATGCGCACCATTCGCTGAGTCATGATCAACAATGTCCTCGGCGAGTGATCAGGCTTCCGTGCAATCTTGGCGAGCTTCTCGGCGACCTTGAGTCTGATGAGGGTCATGCGTGTTCTCCAGCAGCGCCGAACAGATCGGCCAGATCAATTTGATAGACGGCCGCCCAGGCGGCAGCGGGCCAGGAACGAACCCAGCCGAATCGAGAGTCTTGAACTTTCGGAGCGGCCACACCGTGGGTGTCGCACCAGGTCTTGAGGGGTCGGAAACCTTGGGTGCCGAACGACCGGCGCGCGGCCTTCTCCACCGCTGTCACAGTGGCGTGTTGGCAGCCACGGCCTAGCTCGTTTTCCAAGTGCATGACCTTGCGCACTGCGGCGGATGCGGTGGCCATGGCCGTGGCTTCCCGCCGGCTGCCGATCTCGGCCTTCGTGGCGATCGCGTGGTCACGCTGCTCAAGCGCCAGCTGCTCGGAGCGCTTCGAAGCCAACAGGTGCTCCAGGGCCTCGATGTAGTTTTCGGGCATGGATGACTTGGCCCGGTGCCGCTCTTGCACAAGCTCCCAGAACTCACGGACAAGCTTCTTCTTGAAGGTCCGAACGATCTCGGTATTACGCATGTAGGTAAGCAGCAAGGTGGCCTGCGGCTCATTGAGGATCGCGAACTCAGATGGTGTGCCCCCACCCTGCGGACGGGTCACCACATGGATTTCAAATCCGACTGGCCCAAACTCCCCCAGATCGGCTTGATAGGTACGAGCCAGCTTAATTACGCTGGCGTGATCGTTCTGCGTCCCCTTGGCAATGGCAAGGGTGGTGGTTACGGCCTGGCCGTTTTTGATAGTGACCAGGTTCATACGTCATCCCCCTCACCAACCACGCCATGCGACGCGCCAAGGTGCCGGTGCTGCCAGCAGAAGTTGCCACTGAATGTGCGCGCCTGCTCCAGGTGGCGCTCAAGGTCTTTCGCGAGCTCGTTCTGAAAGCCGCCCAGCATGGGGATCACGATCGTGCGCACCAAGGCTTCAAGCTTGCGGTGTTCCAGGCGGGCGAAGTTCATATAGGCCATGGTCTGGGCATCCAGCATAGCCGGCTGCAGCAGCTGGCCTTCCAGCGCCTGATGGGCTTGGGTCATCAGGGCGCTCATGCCGCACCTCCCGCGCCACGATTTCGAGTCGTTGGTTTCTGTGGCGCGGAGTGGTCTTTGTGGATCTGCCGGAAGCGGTCGATTTCGCTTTCCACACCAGAAAAGCCGGTGTCGTCGAGAAACTGAGCCAGGTTTGCCAGGCTATCCGCATGAAGGCCGCGATCGTGGGTGTGGCTTAGATGAACAGCGCGGACAAGAGAGCTAAGCCAGATGAGATTGTCCTTGGCGACCATAAGCTGGAACTCGGCCTCAGCGGCGACATCTGCAACAGTTGGCGAAGTAGTCATGGCTGCACCTCCCCGCGCTGGATAGCGTATTGGGCGCTACGGGTAATGGTCGTCGCGATATCCGCCGGCAAGCTGAGTGCGCGAAGCTCATTCAGGTAGACGTCTTCGCCATAGTTGACGCAGAACGCCAGGCGCTCAGTCAGCTGATGAAGCCCTTCGCTTACATCTGCTGCGAACTGCAGGCCCACCTGCATCGGCACGTTCTCATTGATGCGGAACAGATCAGGGTCGCCCATATTGGGCTGCCCAAACTCCATCTGATTGAGGTTCGGCAGTTGCGCCGGTGATGGCGCGGTGGTATTTTTCGGGTGCGACATAGCGCATCTCCTATTTGCATAGCGATGTGTTTCAAAGACCTCCTGGCAGAGGTCGGTTAAAGAACCCGCCTGGCAGCGGGTTTTTTGTTGCCTGGAGAAAAGTCAGCCGGACAACAAAAACTGGGATAGGGCGTGCTGGCTCATGCTGTGTTCCTTTTAATTGGGCAGGCAAAAGCCAACCATTGGAAGTCTCTGAAAAGGCGCTGTTGGGGGCCTTCCCTTTGCACCTCAAATGTGCGTGCTCGGACGATAGCCATTAAACGAGGGCCTCAGGAGGGCCAAAGTTCTGCCCATGCTGAACACTGGATGGATTCACAGAGGGTTTGCCCGTCTGAACCGTCAAGGCCAGATGGCGTATCGTTTCATCCAAGGTCGGGCCGGAGTCAGCCTCCCGATCATTCCGGGCGGGGAACAAACGAAATTCGACGGCAGCAAAAGAACCGTCGTCTTGCTGCGTGACGTAGACCGTACGTCCAATGCGGATAGCCTTACTCAGGGCACCCTGTGTCATGCCCAGTAGGGATGCTGCATGCGGCTGCCCGTGACCCTTTGCGAAATCTTTCAGGGGGACCATGGTCATGGCCTACCTCCAGCTAGTGCTTTGCAAGGATAGTACCTTTGGCATTTATTGCTTGCAATACCTTTGGCATTTGATGGGCATTACTAACGGGAATATTATGCGACCATGAAAAAGCCATTACCTGCTGATCGCGCGGAAGAATGCCAGAGACTCAAGGCGATCTTCGACGGCAAAAAAAAAGAGCTCAAGCTCACTCAAGAGAAGCTTGCGCACCGCTTGGGTATCAACCAGAGCTCTGTTAGCCACTATCTGAACGGCGTGAACCCACTGAACGCCGCAGTCGCCGCAGCCTTCGCCAAGAGTCTTGGAGTACCCGTCAGGGATTTCAGCCCCCGCCTGGCGGACGTGATTGAGTCCTTTGCGGATGACTTCAAGGAAACCTGGTCTCGCAGCGCCAAGGTTTTGGATGCCGTTCCTCACGAGCAGTACGTGCTCATTCCTCAGCTGTTGGACGATAACTCATTTGTCCCTGGGGTAAACGATGAGCATGTAGGGCTTACTGAAGGAATGTTGTTCCGCCGCGGCTGGCTTAGAGACATGGGCCTTCATTACCCACACCTCAAGATCTTGTACGTTACAGACGACAGCATGGCTCCACATATCGCTCGCGAGGATGTGGTCATGATCGACACATTCAAGAAGATACTTGAGGATGGAAAGATTTTTTTAATCAGTCGTCCTGATGGGAAGACCACCATCCGCAGGGTCTTCCAAATGATTTCCGGCGGCTGGGCACTGAGGTGTGACAACCTGGATAAGCAAAGGTATCCAGATGAGATGCTTAGCAGTGAGGCTGCCGATAGGCTTCCTGTCGTAGGACAGGTAGCCTGGCGCGGAGGAAGCTCCAGATGACTAGGTCAGTAGAGCAATACTGAAACCGCTTTCGAGCGGTTTTTTTGTAAACCGCCAAATAAATATTACCAAAGGCATTTACACAATAAATTGCCTTTGGTAATTTTATCTCCATCGACTCATCGCATGGAGCAACCCGCATGACCAATCAGACCATCACCGCCAGCGGCTGGACCGGTCGCCTCGATATGGGCCTGGCCCCACGCGAGCTGGAAGCTACATTGCTTGCAGCAGCTGACCTGACCGTTAAACAGGTTGCCCAGGTGATGGGTATCGCTCCGAAGACGGTCGAGAAGCGCTTGGAGGCAGCCCGCCTCAAGCTCGGCAGCAAAACGATTCGCGGCTTGGTGCTAGAAGCATTCAAGCGCCAGATCATCAGCCCTGCCGCCACCGCCCTAGCCCTGATGATGGTCATCCACGGAATGATCGGTGACGACCAAGTAATGCGCATTCGCCGCGGCGGCAACGGCGGCGAACGTCGGGTCGAGCTTCGCGTTGCGGCGCGGCGGGTTGAGCAACAACTGGTGGCTGCGTAAGCGCCAACGCAAACAAACCTCAACGCAGGACAAACCCATGATCAGCGTGACTATCGGTATCAGTTCGCATTCGAGCCAAGCAGCAGTAGGACCAGCCATCACTCCTGCTCCGGCGAAGCTGACCACCATGAAGGAGCTGGCTGAGCTCCTGAAGATGGACCGCAGCGCGGCTCGCCGCTACGTGATGCGCCTAGGCCATGTACCGAAGCGCGCCCGCACCGCCTCAAGCGGATTCCAAACCGCCCTCGTGTTCGACCACGACCAGGTGCGTCAGATCGTCGAAGCGCGGCAGAAGGACGGGTACTGCTGACATGGCCAGGTCAGCGTCGAGGGCTTTTTCACAAGAGCCCTGTGCGGTGACCAACCAGCACAGCGAATGGATGCGCGATCAATGGCTCCACTCGAGGGAAAACTGGATGACTGATTTGATTTTGACCGAGGCCGACTATCGCGAGCTTGTGAGCTGCGACGGCGACGAGCCGACCACCGACTCGGTCAGGGTGGCCAAACGTTTTGGCAAGCGTCACGACAACGTGCTGCGCACGATCGACCACATCAAATGCTCTGCGAAATTCCGACTCCTCAATTTTGAGGAGTCCTCCTACATCAATGAGCAGGGCAAAGTGCAACGGATGTTTCACATGACGAAGGACGGATTCATCTTCGTTGTCATGGGGTTCACCGGAGAGAAGGCGTCAGCTTGGAAAGAAGCATTCATTGAGTCATTCAACAGGATGGCTCGCGAGCTTCAGGACCGTTCGCTATCGATCGAGCAGCAACGCCACATGCTGATGGCGGAGTTCAAGCAAGAGAAAGGTCTGGCGAGTCTCGCCGGGAAAACAATGCGCCGCTGGCAGCTCAAGAAGCCAGTCATAGAAGGGAAGATCATCCAGCTTGAAAAGGATGGTCAGCAGGTACTGCAACTTCACTGAGATATCGGGCGCAACTTACGCCCAAGTAACACCCGAAACTTCACTCGAAAGCCAAGTTACTCGGCGGGTACTCGCTCGCCTTAAATAAGGAGATTCAAACATGCTCATGCTAAGCCGCAACATCGGCAAGGCCGTCATCATCGGCGGCAACATCCGGGTCAGCGTGGCCCAGGTTAACGGTTGCCAAGTCCGCCTGGGGATCGAGGCCCCGCGTGGAGTGGTGGTTGATCGCGAGGAGATCCACCAGCGCCGGGTCGCCGAAGGCACTGCCCAAGAGGCGCCAGCGTTCGACATCGACGACCACGTCAAGCTGGTGGCTGATGCACGCCGGTACCGCTGGCTGCGTGACCGAGAGCGAATCGAAGATCCCGACGAAGACCTGCTGGTGGTGCGCGGCGATAACTGGCTATCCGGCGAAGAACTGGATCAGGAGATCGATACCGCCCTGCGCGTGCAGGCCCTGCAGCAACAGGTGGTGCAGGAGCTGCAGCCATGACTCAGGCCTGCATGCTCCTGCTGCTGTGGGATGCCCTGCAGCACCGTCAAACCACCTTTGGCCAAGTGCTCGACCTGTCTGCCGCTTGCGGCCTGGATGGGCGTCAGGTGCTGGCCGACCATTTCCGGAGGCAGCCATGATCAAGCGCCGAGCAATCAACCCGACTGCCCTCCCCGCCATCGGCCAGCCTCTGGGCGGTGGCTTCTACGCCGGGCGCCTGTTCTTCGCCGGAGCCGAGCACGCGGTCATCGACTCCGGGCGCGGGTTCGAGAGCCAGGCACAGTGGCAGGACCAGTCAGGCCCAAGGATCACCGTTAGGGGCGCCCAGTGCCGCCACGACGGTTACGCCAACACCCTGGCCATGGCCGAATCCGGCAGCGCAATCGCCCGCAAGGTCCTGGGCATGACCATCCGTGGTCAGCGGGGCTGGCACCTGCCGAGCATCGAGCAACTGCAGGTCATGCGGGCCAACCTGCTGCAACTGGAAGACTGGGGCCGGTACTGGACCATGCAACGTGAAGGCGGGCCAACGCAGGCCTTTACCAAGGCGGAATACTGGTCCAGCACGCAGAACGCCTCCGGCAGCTCCTGGTGCCTGCACATGCTCCCCTGGTGCGTCCCAACCACCAACTGGGCCACCAAATGCAAAGGCATCCGACCGGTGCGCACGCTGCTGATCAGCCAGGATGCCTTCGTGCACGCTCCTTCGACCGATGCGGTCTTTCCCAAAACCGATTTGCGCGGCCTGGCCAACCAGCAAGCCGTGGCCACCGTGCTCGAACGGTTCGTGAACGAGGACGCCGGGAAGTTCTACGGACGCACTGAGGCGCTGGTAGCTGAACTGGCTGCGCTAGCCACCAGTGACGTGACGGATCGGCGTGACAACCGAAACCTCCCCGCCAAGCGTCGAATCACAGTGTCGATTGAGGCTCCGTCATGGCTAAAGTTATAGCTCAGATCACCGCCAGCCTTCCCAGGCTCATGGAGGTGGGCGAGTATCGGAAACTGCGCTACGCCGGCGGAAAGCCGAGCTTGCAGCAGCTTAAGAAATGGATTGACGAGGGAGAGCTGGCAGGTGAAGTCCGTGGCGGCATGTACTTCGTCGACCTTCAGTGCGCCGTGATCGGCTCGAACGACCCGCTATTGGCTCAGATGCTGGATATATGAAATGGCACCACGACCGCGCAGCCCGAAGAACAAGACGCTTCCGCCCAACCTGTACGCCAACGGAAAGTATTGGCGGTACAAGAACCCGATCACGGGGAAGATGACCAGCATCAATAAGCCCTATGACGAGGCGGTGCGTCTGGCCAAAGCCGCCAACGCCAAGTTAGCGTTCCTGATGACCGACAACGGCGAGATGCTGGCGACCATCACCGGGGACCGTCTGCCCACTATCGGCGCGCTGATTGATCGCTTCGAAGCCGAATGGCTGCCCGAGCGCGGCTATGCGCGTTCGTCTCTGGACGAGATCGGCTACAAGCTCAAGCGGTATCGGACGGACATCGGTCACATGCTGGTGGGGCAGTTTGACGTGTTGGCGGCAGCGGAATACCTAGACCAGTTCAGCAACAATGCCTATACGAAGCATCGCGCCTTGCTGGTCAGCCTGCTGACCTTCGCTATCGCCAAGGGCATGGTGGAGCGCAACGCCGCCGACATGACCCTGCTGAAGAAGGAAGCCAAGAAGAAGCGCCAGCGCCACACTCTGGAGGGCGTACAGAAGATCCTCGACGCCGATACAACTCCTGGGTGGCTAAAGCGCGCCATTCGATTGGGCCTGACAAGCCTGCAGCGCCGCGAAGACATCGTGACCTGGAAGAAGTCGGCAGTTGACCTGATCAAGAACACCATCAAGGTATCCCCCGGCAAGACCGACAACTACGACACACCGATCCATCTGCAGATCACTATGGGCAAAGCACTGCGCGAGACGGTGAACGAGTGCTTTCGGTCCCCAATCATTTCACCCTTCCTGATCCACTATCGCCCGAAGGCGCGCCGTCAGGATCAGATCGACGCGAAAGAGCACTGGACGGCGGTTACCCCGGATTACCTATCCAAGAGTTTCCGGAAGGCCAGGGACGCTGCGAAGGCCTACGACCACCTAGACTTCGAAGAGCGCCCAACTTTCCACGAGATCCGGGCCTTGGGCGCCTGGCTGTACGAGCAGCAGAAATTTTCAACCGAGTACGTCCAGTTGCTGATGGGGCACGCCACTGCAGAGATGACGGAGCGGTATCAAGACGGGCACGCACCGAAGGGGATTCAGTACGTCGAAGTGAAGGCTGACCTGGCCATCTGACGAGCGGTATAGCTCACCAAGTCCAGATAGAGGTGGGTGGTTTTGCAAAATTTTTGCAAAAGTTTTGCAAAAGCAAAAAGGGCGACCCTCTCGGATCGCCCTTTAAGTGCCCGGAAACCGGGACTTTTGTTTGGTAGGCACAATTGGACTCGAACCAACGACCCCCACCATGTCAAGGTGGTGCTCTAACCAACTGAGCTATGTGCCTGTCGTGTGGTGCGCATTCTACCCATTCCAAAAACCATGTCAATACTTTTTTTCGCGCTAACCTACTGAATCTTAAACTCTTTATAGAAAGGCGCGCTGACGGGGACCGAGTAAAGGATTTTCAACGGACGACTAGCGGGTGTTTATTATTATTGATAGCATCGGTACATTCGTTAAAAATATAAAACACGAGGTTCCTGCAGCATGGCTAACACCCCCTACCCCCAGTCCTACTACGCCGCCTCGGCCAACCCGGTGCCGCCACGTCCGGCGCTGCAGGGTGAGGTGGAAACCGATGTGTGCATCATCGGCGCCGGCTACACCGGCCTGTCCAGCGCCCTGTTCCTGCTGGAGAACGGCTTCAAGGTGAGCATCGTCGAAGCGGCCAAGGTCGGCTTCGGCGCATCGGGCCGCAACGGTGGCCAGATCGTCAACAGCTACAGCCGCGACATCGACGTCATCGAACGCACCGTCGGCCCCAAGCAGGCTCAGCTGCTGGGCCAGATGGCCTTCGAAGGCGGGCGCATCATTCGTGAGCGCGTGGCCAAGTACAACATCCAGTGCGACCTGAAGGACGGTGGCGTGTTCGCTGCCCTCACCAGCAAGCAGATGGGCCACCTGGAGTCGCAAAAGCGCCTGTGGGAACGCTTCGGTCACAACCAGCTGGAGCTGATGGACCAGAAGCGCATCCGCGAAGTGGTCGCCTGCGACAACTATGTGGGCGGCATGCTGGACATGAGCGGCGGCCACATCCACCCGCTGAACCTGGCCCTGGGCGAAGCCGCCGCGGTCGAGTCGCTGGGCGGCATCATCTATGAACAAACCCCGGCCGTACGCATCGAGCGTGGCGCCAACCCGGTGGTGCATACCCCGCAGGGCAAGGTCCGCGCCAAGTTCATCATCGTCGCCGGCAACGCCTACCTGGGCAACCTGGTGCCGGAACTGGCCAGCAAGTCCATGCCATGCGGCACCCAGGTGATCACCACCGAGCCGCTGGGCGACGAACTGGCGCGCACCCTGCTGCCGCAGGACTACTGCGTCGAGGACTGCAACTACCTGCTCGACTACTACCGCCTGACCAGCGACAAGCGCCTGATCTTCGGTGGCGGCGTGGTGTACGGCGCGCGTGACCCGGCCAACATCGAGGCGATCATCCGTCCGAAGATGCTCAAGGCCTTCCCGCAGCTGCAGAACGTGAAGATCGACTACGCCTGGACCGGCAACTTCCTGCTGACCCTGTCGCGCCTGCCGCAGGTTGGCCGTATCGGCGACAACATCTACTACTCCCAGGGCTGCTCGGGTCACGGCGTGACCTACACCCACCTGGCGGGCAAGGTGCTGGCCGAGGCCATGCGCGGCCAGGCCGAGCGCTTCGACGCCTTCGCCGGCCTGCCGCACTACCCGTTCCCGGGTGGCCAGATGCTGCGTGTGCCGTTCAGCGCCATTGGTGCCTGGTACTACAGCCTGCGCGATCGCCTGGGCTTCTGATGTAGCCAGGGCTGGCCTCTTCGCGGGTAAACTGAACTGGCCTAATGATCCCGGACACCTCTTAAGGGCGATATGATTCGCCCACTCAGGAGGTTCCATGCAAGAACGAAAGACCTATACCCGCGAGTTCAAGCAACGTGCTGCCAGCATGGTTCTTGACGACAACTGTTCGGTTCCCGACGTCTGCGCATCGATGGATGTCGGTCCAACGGCTCTGCGCCGCTGGGTGGATCAGGTTCGTAAAGAGCGCCAGAAAGGCCAGCCCGTGGCTGGCACCAAGGCGATCAGCGATGAGCAGCGCGAGCTCCAGCAACTACGCGCCAAAATCAAACGTCTGGAGACCGAGGCCGAAATCTTAAAAAAGGCTACGGCTCTCTTGATGTCGGATCCCGATCGTTTTTCTTGA